CACCATCACTCGAGACATCGGTTCCTTCGCCGGGTGCTGCTTCAGTGCTGTCGGTCTCAGAGGCGGCCACCCCTGGGTTATCAACGTGCTCTGATGCCGCTTCCGGAGCTGGATTGTCGCTGTCAAGCTCAGGGTTCACGGATTCTCCAAAATGCGACTAAGTTGTAAGTGACTCCCGAACCAGTCGCTCAAGTTCGGGCCTTTTAGTTGTAATCGGGACTTTAAGCCCCAGATCCTTGGCTTGCTTTTTCAGGGCAGGCCAAGTCTTGGAAACAATCGTATCCACTTCTGCGGGGGTTGTGTCAACCTGCTTGTCCTCAGAAGCACCTTCTTGTGCGCGATTTTCCGACCATCGCTTCACAATCTCATCCTGAGTGTAGCGCTTGGTGCCGGCGTGATGCTTGCGCTTGCCCTCCTTCACCGACTCAACCAAGCCGTGCTTCTTCAGGATCTTCCTGGCCTCGGTCTTCGACACCGTCTGTCCCACGAGGTGTTCCTCGGGAGCATTCTCGGCAAACGTGTACTCGCCGCTGTGGCTTGACTGCGTTTTGACATCCGCAACAAAGTCATGACTCATTGTTCCACGGCGCCTGCACCTGGGGCATGTGATGTAAGTAAACCCGCGCTCCTTCTGCGCCACAAAGGCGCTAACTGTAAAGCCCTGCTCGGTTGCGTGGCTGCATCGGCAGCACTGAAGTGTGTAGATCGGCAATTAAGTCTCCTTCCTAAAACTCTGGTACGCCTGCTGATGGAGAGAACCCGCCTCGGCCAGCTGCGGGGATCGTAAGAGACTCGCCGCTGACCGGGTTGACCGCCGCCCCCATTCCAACGGTCTCCTCGGGGGGAGCCCCCTCCTCTGGCGGGGGAGGCGCCATGCCGGCCTGACCAGCGGCCTGACCAAAGAGCTGTGCAAAGCTGTCTCTGATTTCAGGGCTGTCCTGCTCCCAAAGCTCAAGCGCCTTCGTATAGAAACTCGCAATCGCTTCGGGCGGAACCTGGGCCGCAGTAAGCGACTGCGCTGCCATAGCAAGAGCATTCATGAATCCAATGTAAGACTGGCGCTCTGCCTCTGGGCCAACGGGCTTCATGCTTCCTGCATGAACACCCACGTCGAACTCGCCGCGAATATCGTTCCTCGAGTAAGAGATGGGCTCGTCCTGCCCGGTGATCTGAACCCACCTATCAGCGTCGTAGAACTGCTGCATGACCTGGAGAGTCTTTCTAGCAATGGTCTGAACAAACTTCTCAAAGACCCGAAGCTTAGTTTCTGACCGTCCAGAGTGCATTGCAGCTCGATAAGAGACCTCTGTCGCAGACTTTGCGGAGCTCCTGCCGCCGCGAAGAGCCTCATCTCCGGCACCCACCTCATTCATAAACGAACGAATCAGGTTCATTGTTCCAATGAACTCCTGCGGGAAGGCCGGCATCACCAGGTTGCGGACATCTGCCGACACGTTCTTGCTTTTAGCCGCAACCATCTGGGGCTTGTTGGACGACAGCGCAGCCTTCGCGTTCTTATCGAAGATGCCGTCTTTGTATACAGTCTTGAGCGCCATAGACGCCTCAAGCCCGCTAACCGCGCCATCCATGAGCCTCTGAATCTTCTCTGAAAGCGGCAGGATCTTCTGAGCTAGCGAGATGCCGTAGAACTGATCGTTCACCTTATCGAAGCGCAGGTCTACAAACGGGTACCCCTCCATATCAAGCGGACTAAGGGCATGCTTCAAGACAGTAACGTCATCCCCCTCGTCGCCTTGCCGACAGGCCCACAAGACACGCATCTCCTTCACGCGCCTTCGCTTTCTCCTGCCGCCAGTTCTGACAATTCGGTTAGCCCAAGCGTGATACCAAATCTCGTAAATCTCTACGTGCTCGGCCTCTTCTCGGCGCCACACGTTCCCTACTCCAGACTCGTTGAGCTCATCGAGAGACTTCACCTTGTCGGCCACCAGGTCCTTAGTTTTCGCAAACCGACTATCGTTCTTGACCTCGTCGATATGAATCAGGTGTCGAACCGCTACCCACGGCATACGGCCAATCTCGTCGTAGCCGGGAGGGAACACGAAGTTGAACGGGCTTACTCGTAGAAGCGTGGCGTGAGCAGCTGGCCTATCAGACGGAATACCCATCGCCTCAAGGCGGTCGCGCACCGTCTGCATCCCGTCGTCATCGCCAACCTCATCCTCTTCGTCCAGGTCTCTGTCGTAGTCCTCGACAGGAACAAAGATACCTGCGGGTTGATAAGTAATTCTTCCAACGCCGGCAGCGAGGATCAGCGCGTCATCGAGAACCTTCCGGCACTCCTCGTTAAATCCACCCTCTACCCACTCATAGGCCAGCGCCGACTCAGCTAGCTTTGCCTTGTGCTTAGCCTCCCCAGAGTCCTCTGGCCTGCGCGGTCGCGCATATATCGCCGGGTCGTTGTGGAATATGTGAGGCTTAATGCCCTCTATAGAAGACGAGACAAGTGCCAATCCACGACTGCCGTCACTCTTCTCGACACCCAAGCGATAGGCGTCGATCAACTTCCGCCAATCATCAAAGTGCGCCTTTCGGATAGTGGACTCAGCAACAAGCACCTTATCCAGCAAGCCGCTAGCAGCATCCTGCTTGATTGAAATCTTAGTTGGATCGAACTTAGCCATCACACCCACTTAGAGCCAAGGCCACTCTTCTTGACTGGCCGGTGATCGTCGTTCTCGTCCCAAACAGTCCAGTTCGGCGGAGGGAGATCCTTCTCCTTCGGATCCTTTCGGTTGGACGACCCGCTCTCCATGTCACACACGGTCTGCGCCTGCAACCAGGCCATGACCAAATCATCGTGCTCCCCAGGAGGGGCCCCAACCTTAACCCGTTTATACATCTCATCGCCAGAAACCAGAGCGACCGAGCCAGTAGACTTCTTGGTCAGCTCCATGAACATTCGCATTTCCTTGACAAGTCTTTGACTTCTGATGACAGGCATTCTCGAGCCAATGATGTCTATTCCTACATGAACCATCATCGGCTTTGTAGCGATTGTTGTCGCCCAGCCGAATCTCGCCTCAAAGTTTACCGACTCTACCTGCTCTCGCTGGTACAGATTCCAATACTCAGTCTGCATGATGCCAAGAGAGACTGCATGGCCGACGCCGTTAATCTCCCAGGAAAGCAGCGCATCGTTGTAGTGCCGGCACAGAAGCACGGCCTTCTCTGAGGTCTGCAGGGCCTCCGTCTTTCCCTGGTATTCGGCAACCTGCACCCTTGTGTCCATGCGAACCACCTGCATGGCTGTCCAATCTCCCGTGGATCTGCCTGATGCAGGATCTACAGCTACGACATACTTGACCCCGTCTTCGGGCCACTCCCACACCCACAGAGCGTTGCTCTTTGCGCTGCCCTTTCCTGACAGCTCTGGCGACATGAACGAGGCCAGCCCAATCCTTGAATTGGAGTCCTCTTGGCCAGAAACGTCTAGGATGTCTCCGATGAACTTCGGCTTCTTCACGGAGCTGTGCTCGACCGCAGCAAGGTCTGGCTCCTCGAAAATACGACTTGCCGAAAAGGCGAAGGCTTCTTCTGGCTTACCTGGGTACTCCTGTTTGAACAGGTCCCAGTTTCCCTGGCACTTATCCATCCAGGTGCGATATGCCCAATACGCCTGCTCTGGATGCAGGTCGTAGGATTGAATCATCGAAAGAAGGTCATCGTCAAACCTGCTTATCAGGTCGCTAAAAGAGACGCCGTCTGGGATCTCCCTGATGTAGTTCGGCATCGCGTGCCACGGGTAGAAGACAGCCTCCCACTCGCTGTCGATTGGATTGCCCTTACTGTCCTCTTTATTCCAAGCCTTCCAAAACTCCTTATGGAAGTAGCCGCCAGCACCGTTTGCCGTGGACTCGAGAACCACCAGCGTCTCGGGGTCGTCAGACAGGGTCTGCATCAGGCCCAGCATGAACGTCGCTGGGTCGCCCCAAAAGGCGATCTCAGAGCCATGGAAGTAGTGGATCTCAAAGCCTCGAGTCGAGTTAACCGCGTCTGCAACCGACACCTCGAACTTGGAGTTCAGCCCAGCCGTCTCGTCCAGCGGGTGAGTCATCCAGAGCTCGTTGTCGTTGTTTCTCCTCAGCTCAGGGCGAAGGTCTAGCGGCTTGTTCTTGTGCAAGTCCGCCGCCTCCTCTGCAGACCCTGCCTTGTGAACCTTCCCAGGATCGTCTGTAGACGTACCGTTAGGTAGATTGTCGTACATCTTCTTAGCCATCATGAAGATGTTGTTGGTCGTGATTCTGTCTACTGCCGTCACGAAGGCTCGCCTGTTGAGCTTCGTCAGGCACTGATGAAACATGAACGCCTGGGTGATGGTAGACAGGCCCATCCGCCTCGCCTTGAGGACGATGAAGCGCCCAGGTCGGCCCTCTTCACGCGCCTTCACAATTCGGCGGTAGAAGTCTTCCTGGATCTTGTTCAGCTTTAGGGTGACGGTATCGCCCACCCGA